AATACTGGAAATACTGGAAGTACAGGTAGTATTTTTTTCTGATAATTGGATACCAAATGGGGGATTACCAACAACAAGAATAGAAGAAGAAGATGATATATTTGGATTATAAGTAAGAAAATCTTGTTGGACAATATATTTGTGTTCTGGTAAAATGTCGATACCAATTCTTTTTTCTGTTGGTATTTGAGTTAAAAAACTACCATCTCCAGCACTTGGTTCTACAACTAAATCCCATTCATCCCAATTATAAAGAAATCCAATTTTATAAATATTATAAATTTATCATTTTATTGTACTCTATATTTTCTAACCCATCTACATACACCATTTTTATTTTTATTTGTTATATACATATTTTTATCATTTCCTAATAGTTCTTGTCCACAACATTTATTAGCCGGATAAGGAGGAGATGAACGTTTTAAATATTTAGATGTTGTTTGTTTTACACAACCATTATTAATAGATCTTCTTGAAATTCTTTTTGACTTTCGTGAGATTCTTCTGGATTTTCTTAATGACTTTCTTACTGATTTTCTTTTTGATATTTTTCTTGAATTTCTTACTGACTTTCTTACTGACTTTCTTCTGGATTTTCTTAATGACTTTCTTACTGATTTTCTTTTTGATAATTTTCTTGACTTTCTTGCTGAGACTCTTCTTAATTTTCTTGTTGACTTTCTTGTTGACTTTCTTGTTGACTTTCTTGAACTAACTGATTTTAACATTTGTCTTTTTTATTTTAAGATTAAAATAAAAAAGATTTTAAAAAGTAAGAAATATTAAAAATATTAAAAATATGAAATTAGTTCTTGAATATAATGGAGAAGAAGCAGGAACGCTTACATATTATATAGGTAAAGATGATAAAAATAGAAATATAGGTTATATAAATTTTATTGAAGTATTGGAAAAATATAGAGGAAAGGGTATGGCAACATCTTTGTTATGGTATTTATATGATGTTTTGTTGGATAAAAAAATAAGATATGTCGAATTTGATGATTGTTCAGATTTATATAGAAATAAGAATAATATTTATATTAGACTTGGGGCTAAATATGTAGAAAATAATGGACCTGAAATGATATGGAAAATATGTACAAAATATGTTAAAAAATTAAAAGATGATTTTAATGATAATATCATTGGAACTAACGGAACGTTCAGTTCTTTAAACCTAAAGGGCAATATATATGTTATAAAACAAGAGGATTAAATCTTACACCAGTTAATAATAAAATTATAGCATTTTTTATATTTGTCGTATTTAATATGATTGAATTTCTGGATAAATTTGTTAAATATTTTTTTAAGGATAATACAACGTTGAATAATTTTCATATAGATAAAATTATTTTCATTAAGTAAATATTGGGGTTGTTCATAAAAAGAAATAATTTTATATAGATCTTTAATTTCTTCTTTAATATCTGTAATATCATAATTACCTATTTTATATCCCCATATGATTATCATTTTTTCAAACTCTGTTTTTAGGCTATTAATACGTTCATCGTCTTTATAAATTTCAGAAGTTATAATATGTCTATAATTATCGATAATAGTAGAATCAAGATTTTCATATCCTGCTTGTATCAATGCAAGATTTAGTTCGCATTCAAATATATTATCTACCCGAAAGACATCGGGCTTATTCTTGGAATCCTTTAATGACATTTTGTTAGTCTTTTCGTTATAATAATTGATGATTGATTATAAAATAAATATATTATAATCAATTTTATAAATAAATGAAAAACTCTATAATTTTAATGATAATGATGATGATGATTATTATATTTCTATTTTTATTTAGATATTATAAATATATTAATAGTTTTGTAAGGTATAATTTTTGGGATAGAAACTCAATAAACTCAAATAAAAAAAAATATTTAAGGAGAAATCTATATGATGTATATGATGTATATGATGTATATGATGTATATGATGTATATGATGTGTATAATAATCCTTTATTCCAAACTTATTATGATAAATCAAAAATACCTTTAGATATATACTATAATATAAAAAAATATGCTCCTGAATATACTCATGTTATTATGGATGATAGAGATATAGAAGTATTTTTAAGTAAATATTATAATAATAATGTATTGAAAACTTTTCATTCTTTAAAATTAGGTGCACATAAGGCTGATTTAGCTCGATATTGTATTTTATATATTTATGGTGGCTTATACATGGATATAAAAGTAGAGTTAATAAAACCTTTATCTGAAATCTTTACAGATCAAGCTTTATTTTATTCTGTTATTTCTAAAGATGAAGATCATATACACCAGGGTATTATAAAATCTCCTCCAAATAATCCTTTATTTTTAAGTTTAATTGATTATATTGTTTTAACTAATAATCCAAATAATTATCATGATTTTTGTATAGATATGTATAAGAACATAAAAGATGATATTGTCTCAAATGGATTGAAGAGACAATTGGCTATAAAAGAAGGTGTAAATATTGGAAACTCTGGTAATAAATATTATTTATTTAGAGAGAAATGTTTGGATAAATTCTTTTGTTATGATGGATTAGATCAATACGGGTTTTGTTGTTTTGTCTTTGATGGTAAAGAAATGATAATAAAGACACGAAGATCATCTTATCCGTGGAAGTAATTTATAGTTATAATTTAAAAAAACTTGATACAGGATTATGATCGCTGTAATTACTATTTATTACTATAGGTGGTTTCATGTCTATTAATTGGGATGTTATAAAATAATCAAATATAAAGGGTTCATATCCATCTTTATATTTATTACTTGTATGAGATGTAGTAAGGTTTATATATATTGTTGCTTTTTTAGGATTTTTTATATTTTTGATTTCTTTTATATCTTTGATATTTTTTATATCATTAATATCTATATTAAAGTCTCCTCCAACTATGTATTCATCTTTATTCTTTTTAAGTTCATCTATGTAGTTTGTAAGTTCAATTAGTTGTAAAAGTGCATACTTATCATAACGATGAAAATCTGATGATTGTAAGTGTGTATTTACAATCTTGATACATTTATCTCCTATCTTTATAGAAGCTGTTAAAAATCCCTTTTCTGAAATATAGTCAAATGACCATGGATTTGACACGTCGTATTCTTTAAATTTTACATCAATTATAGGAAATTTAGATAATATAACAAGACCACTATTCATTATATTTATCCCTTTTAAATTTCCTCTGCATATATGATAATCTGGATAATAAGTTTCTAAAGAGTCGTATGCCTCGTTAAAACATTCTTGTAAAAGTATTATAGAATGACTATTTATTATATTATTTATTTCTTTGTCATTTAAAGATTTTAAAGCAAGAGGAAATTTTTGTATATTATAAGTAACAATGGATGTGTTTTTTAAGTCAACTTTATCTATATAATTTTCTGGTATATATCTCTCATTTATGTTTTTTTGTACAATAATCCATATAATGATTACAATAATTACAGTAGATATAGCAAATAATATTTTATAGAACATTTATATATAAAAATTAATATAAGTTTATATTAATTTTATAAAACTAAAAATTATAATAAAATGAACGACGAATTAATTAATAATGGATATTTATTATATAGAAAATAATAGATATGTTGTAGGAGTATAAAACGATTGATTTAGATGATGATCATAAAGTTCATTTTAATCACCATTGTTATAATAAAAAATAAAGACTAAAATAAAGATTCTTATTAGATTTTTATAATAAGAATAGAATATACGTTATAATATAACTTATAATATAACTTATAAAGACTTTAGAAACTTATCAAAATCTTTAGATTCTGAATTGTAGTTATTTGTAAAATAATAATAAGGCCATGTGTAAAATTCATTGTGGTGGGTTTTTTCTTTACAATTCTTATTTTCGTTCAGAAAATTTTTAATATAATTATATGATACAATATTTATTTTAGAGATAAATGTATTAAATGTATGATATTCAGTGCAAATAATATTATTTTTAATAAATAAAAGCTTATAAACAATCTTTGAAGTAATTACATAGATTAATCCTTTGATCGATTTATCATTCTTAAAATAAAAAAATGAAATTACAAACTGTATATCTCTTGTTTTTGATATATCTTCAATACGAGACATTAATAATGTTTCAACACGAGTCTTTCTGAAACAAAGAACAAACTCATCATTATTCTTATTGCTGGAATGAACGTTCCTTTTTTCTGAAGCATTATAACTATTATAAAACATATAAAACATATAAAGAATATAGAGAATATAGATAGGGCATATAATAAAAATTTTATTACAACCATAACTAATACCAAATTCAATAAAAAGATAAAATATTAATGTTTTAGCCATGTTTTCAATTAAATCAGTTAGAATCATATTTCTCCAAGTCTAGAAGTTTATTTAAATTTTTTAGTATAAAATATAAACTTAAAATCAATTTTATATTTTATACTAAAAAATATTTTTATATTTATATTCATAATACTTCTCTTCAGATTCGTTATTACCAAGAAAGATGACTGATCGTAACCAAGAGTTATTATTCTTAATAAGAATGTACAATTTGTTAAAATTATTTTCGGTCTCATTTTTAATAAGAATACGTGTATTATGGGGAAAATACGTTTTACAAAAAGAATTTTCAAATGTAACGATTGTTTCTTCTACACTATCGTATAAATCTTGAATATCTTGTTCTCCTCCCCAATTAAAGTATTTTTTAATATTTTCTTTTTTAGGCACAGAAGGGAATACATTGCATTTTAATGGACTCTGATAAGTTGAAATATGAGTAAAAAAGTCACTTGGTGATCGAGGAATTACAATTGATAAATTCATTTTTGTTTTATTATTTTATTATGTATTTTTATATTAAATTCAATTTTAAAATTTACATTCAGATAATACAAGTATTACAAGTATCGTTAATATCGTTAATATCGTTAATATCGTTATATAATAGTTGTATTATCTGAATAATATTATTAATATTTTTAACAATTTTAACCTCTTTCTTATTTTCCAGAGTGGACTGGAGAATGTTCTTATTATTTTTTTTATGTTTATTATCGATAATATTAAAGGCTGAAAGTATTTCTATCTTATATTTCTCAATAAGATTCGAAAACATCATTTTAAAGTCTTTAACTTCCTTTTGAGAAATAATATTTTTCTTAATATTACGGAGATAGACCAAATAGTCTGATAGAATATTTTTCATTTCATAAATACTGTTATAACAGTTTTGTAGGGTTTGTAAAGTATTAATTACGGTCTTATTTGTTTCATAATAATATTGTTTTGAAACGATAGTAGATCTACGTTTATAATTTAGAATATTATTAGTACTAATTTCAGAAGAAATTTCTTTGTTAGGTTTAACATATTTATAAAGAGATAGAGACATCTTTTATTTTTTTTATTATCTTTAAGTTTTACTTTGTAATTTACTGTTTATTACAATAAATAATTTGGCAAGTTTTTCTATTCTTTCATTTGTTATATTTTTATAATCTTCTGTTTGTTGAGAATATAAAAAAATTTGAGAGCTAATTTGTTCTATTACTTTAATAACTTGTTGTATTTCTTTTTTATTTTCAATTGTTATGTTATTTGTGTTTTCTATTTTTTGTTTTATTAAGCTAATATTTTCTTCTATATTAACTTTAAATTGAATATAATCATTATTAACTATATTAGAATTATTAGAGTTATTAGAGTCGTTAGAATTATTAGAATTATTAGAATTATTAGACTTGATAGGATCATTAGACTTGATAGGATCATTAGAATAAGATTTACTTTTTATATTTTCATGGCGCTTTGAATCGTTCGTAATAGTACCGATATCCTTTATACTTGGTCTTTTTTTAACAAATTTCGTCAAAGATGGGCAATGTATTCTATTCATTTTATATACATATTTTATATAATATTTCAAAAATAATAATTTTATCAATTAAAGCTATTTAATAAAGATGATAAAAGGACTATTTTATAATTTTATTAAAAATAATAACATTTTCTACTTGTATATTATCATAGGATCTCTATCATATATTTTACAAGTTTTTGGATCATCTCATGTTTATAAAAAATTTTTTAATAAAGATATATCCAAAAACTTCGACTCTGTTTTTAAACAGATATGTATATTATGGATATCTATATTTATCCTATACATTCTAAAATCTAAGATAGAGTCTATTATTATACCAGATATTCTTATATATATTAGAAAAGAAGTTATTCTTAACTATATGACCACAAATGGAAAGTTTTTTTCAGAAAAAGATATAGAAAAGGATGCTTTAAAAATGCTCGACTTTGGATTTTATTTTGAAAGAGTTATAACATGGCTTACAGAAAGTGTTATTCCTACTGTTATACTTGTTATTTTTATGAATATTTATTTTATATTTAAGAGACCACTTGTAGGATTTATATTATTAATATCAAATATAATGAGTATTATCGTTATAAAACATTTTTTTAACAAAATGTTGAATGTCATAACAGAAAGACAGGAACATCAAGATACAGTTATCGTATCAATAAGTGAAAATCTAAGTAATATGATTGATATACACTTGAATAATAAAGTACAAGATACGCTAAAAGAAACAGGAAAAATGTTGGACAAATATAAGAGTAAAATAAATGATCAATTTAGTCTAATTATGTCTTTTGTAAATATTTTTAAGAGTATAAATTACTCTTTTAATTTATTAAGTATATTTATACTTTACAAAACAACCCCAAATATAGAAGAGTTTTTTGGACTCTTTAGTACGTTTATTATATTTATTCCTATTTTTGAAAATATGACTCAAGAAATTCCCATGAAGTTGGCAAATATAAACGATCTTATTATTATATCAAATTACTTTGTCGATAATAAAAAAATATTACTTGACGATAAAGGTTATATGTATAATGAAGATGACGATAATAGCCCAAATAAAAATAATATAAACTCAATTGATAGTATAAGTTTTGATAAGATAAGATTTAAATATGAAGAGGATATCGCCCAGTCAGAACTCAAGACTGAAGAGAATATTAAGAATATTAAGAATAGTAAGAATAGTAAGAATATATTAGAAAATGTTTCTTTAACGATAAATAAGAATGATAAGATTGCGATACTTGCAGAGTCTGGATCTGGAAAAACTACTTTAATTAAATTATTACTTGGTTTTTATAAGCCACAATCAGGAAAAATTTTAATAAATAATATAGATATTAATGACGTTAATATAAAAGATGTAAGAAGAAAAATTAATTACATTAATCAACGTACGTTAATGCTTAATGATACTATAATTAATAATATGAAGTTTGGAAATAATAAAACAGATAACGAGATTATAAGCTTGCTTAAAAACTATGATCTACTAAGTATTTTTAAAAATTCTGTACAACAACAAGTAGATATAGGAGGAAAAAATATAAGTCTTGGTATGCAAAAGATTGTCTTCTTGATAAGAGGAATTTTAAAAGAGTCTGATGTTTATATATTTGATGAACCATTAACAAGTCTTGATAAAGAAACAAGAAAAAAGGTTATTAAAATGATAAAAGATTATACAAAGAATAAAACATTAATTATTATAACCCACGATAATGAAATATTAGAAATAGTGAATAGAAAAATAGACTTATAATATAGATTGTTGAGAACTTGTATTCATTCTTTTTATTGAAAAAACAGCGTCAATTTGGAGAGATTGATTTGGTTCATATGGAGGTAAAGTGTCAATATTTAATGTTTCAAATAGACTACCATCTGGTAAATATACAGAAAATGTTAAGTTATCATTTGGTTTAAATTTAATTAATTGTGTCATTTGAGAAGACAGGCTTAAAAATGTATTCTGTAAAGGTTCTTGAATTTGTCTAATTGGTGCAATAAATAATGCTTTATAACTATTGGGATTATTACTATATATAATTTCTTTAGATGCTTTATTCGGAGAGGTAGAATTAGAAAGCTCTACATATACATAAGGATAAAAAGATATTCTTGAACCTGTTCTTAATGGGACATTTGGAAGTGTTAAGCTAACAAGACCTACTGAATAACATACTGCTTCATTTACTGATACCATACTTCCATTATACGATAAAGAGCTAAAGTTTTCGTTTTCTAAAGTTGTTATATAGATCAAAAATATATAGAATGGAACTTTTTACAAGTTGGAAATAGTGTACCTTTAAATATTGTTGATTTTTCCCATGATAATTACTCCCCTTATGATTATACAGGAACAACAGTATCAATTGAAAATACAGTATGTTATGAACTTTCTCTAACATCTCTTACTCTACCTAATTTGAATCTAAAAACTGGATCAAGAATTTCATTTTATCCCTATGTATACGTTGAACTCGTAAATACGTCAAGTCCAAATAAAGCATCAAATCAACTTATTTATAGTAATAATCCAAATAGCAATAGAGCTGTTTTTATAGCACCAGTTGGCCTTCGTGTTAATCCAAATACAGGAACATTTTTAACACTATATTCAAAGATGATACAGACGATAAAGTTTAAACCAAATGATAGCTTAAGATTCTCTGTATATTTTTCAAATGGAAAATTATTTGAAACTTATATTTCAGATACTCTACCACCATATGAATATGATTCTCGTCTTCAAATAGACGCAGTCTTTCAAGTATTAAGAAAAACAATAGCAACTTTATAATTCTTTAAATAATAATAAATCCATTTGTGTAATATTATCGGATCTCATGTGTATATTTTTTATTTCTTCTATTGTACAGTATAAACTCTCATTTTTTAAATAATCACTTTCCATATTAATATTATCCTTATTATTATCCTTATTATTATCCTTATTATTATCCTTATTATTATCCTTATTATTATCCTTAATATTATCAATTATTATTCCTTTAGTATACTTTAATTCTAAAAAAATATCGAATAACTCTGGATTAAACTTTAACATTTTTGATATCTCTATAAAAATAAACTTTATTTTTAAAGTATTTATCATTCCTTCTATTACCTCTTTCTCCATATTTTCTACATCTATCTTTACTATCATATCTTCATTCACATCTAATAAATAATCATCTCCCAAAAGTATATTTGCTTCTAAAATATAATCTGGTTTTATATTAAATAAAAAATCGACTGTTGTACAACAACCCATATTTCGATCTATAATATTAAATCTTCCAGTCTTTCTTTCATTTCCTAACGCAACTTTTTTTAAAGTTATTAATCTTTCATATCCATTATCTTCTATAGAATTCAAAAATAATTTATAATTATCAATAATAGGTTCAAATGATATCGTTTTTATACCAAATGAAGCACAAAATAAAGAAAAATATCCAATATTTGTTCCTATATCTACAAATATATATTTTTTATTATTTTTTATTATTTCATATAATAATTCTGTTTTATACTTATCCCAATAACCATATTTTAATATATAATTTGTTATATATTCATTCTCGTTATGATGAAGTTTTATTTTAAACATTTTAAAGAATATTTTCTCTTTAAAAATTATTTTACTTTACCGTTAAATTTATTTTTTATAAAACTTTTTATAAGATAAGTATGATACATAGGATAAACATGGAAATAACATTAAATACATAAATCTTTTAGAATCATCTTTTATCTTTTCATTACTTTCATTGTTTTCATTGTTTTCATTACTTTCATTGTTTTCATTACTTTCATTACTTTCATTGTTTTCATTGTTTTCATTACTTTCATTGTTTTCATTGTTTTCATTACTTTCATTG